CGTCGTTATGTCATTATAAAATTGCCCTTTACAGAAAGCATATTCATCTGCTGGTGGGTAATCATTTGGGTTAGTGGCGGGGGTGGTGGTGGAGGTGGGGGTGGTGTTGGAGGTGGAGTCGGGCTTCTTTGGCCACTCTAAACACTTGTCCATGTCAAAAGCATCCAAATCAAAAGAGCCACCTGTGCATGTGTATCCAAAACCACCCGCCATGACGACTGAACAAAAACAAACCATCATGATGACTATGATTATTGATGAATCCTCACCAGCCATTATTATAATATGCGCTATAAAATAATGTGGCAAGTGTTCATTGCGCTGTACTTTTCCTATCTCATCCTCGGACCTCACTGGATTGCGAAACTGGTCAGAGGCGAATCCCTGGACATTGTTAAGAGTCCACGCCAATTCCTGACGCGCGGTGTGTTCATAAGCTACGTAGCCCTACTGTACACCGCATGGTTTCTGTACAGACCATCGCTCTCGTCATTCATGAATGCCCTCGCCGTGTCATTGGCAGCCACTTTGGCGTACTACAGCCGGTGGGGTCCAGAGAAGACCCTCCCCATGCACGCACTGCTGAACATGTTTATTCTCGTCTCTGGTAAAAAGTTTGTAGATACACAAACATTCGTGACACTTTTCTTGGGTCTTTTTTATTTCATGTTTCGTGAAAAAATTTATAATTAACCCCCAGACGTCGAGGTTCATTGTTTTGATTATACAATGTACATTTACGTTCTAGAATTACAATATGGTAATTATTACGTTGGTAGAACCAGTGATATACAGGGGCGTGTAAAATCACACTTTGATGGTACAGGTTCTTCCTGGACCCAAAAATATAAGCCTGTACGATTAGTTGAAACCATTGAAAATGTCGACGCATATGACGAAGACAAGGTCACACTTAAGTACATGGAATTATATGGAATAGAACATGTGCGAGGTGGTTCATTTTCTAGAATAAATTTAACGCGCGAAGAACAGAAAACATTGACACAAATGCTTCGCGGACATCACGATCGGTGTTTTAGGTGTGGCGAAGTTGGACATTTCGTTGCAGAATGTTCGTCAAATGCGTATGAGTCGTGGACGATTGAAGAAGATGACCGACTTCGTGATGAAATGAGGAGTGGTATGTCCTTGAATGAGATGTGCGAAAAACATGGTAGAACAAAAGGTGCTATTCGGTCGCGAATGAAACGTTTTGAAAATTCCCTCGTTGAACCACTTTTATCAGATGCCGAAGAAGATTCTCCATGTTGGTGTTTGTAATAAAAAAAAATTATAATTAAATAGTAACATGGTACACATCATCGGTGCCGGACCCACTGGCATGGCCTTGGCGTGGGAACTTCGACACGCGGGTCAGGACGTGACCATATACGAACGCAAACCATCCGCCGGGGGGTCGTGGTGGGAACCCGACCTCTCCAAGCGCGACCTCCACGCCCATCGCATTCTCTTCGACAACGCGTGGGTGAATGCGCGTAATCTCATGAAAGAGATGGGCATTCCGTGGACGGACCTTTTCGAGAGACACGCTGACGACGTGTTCCCGTACATGTTTAAAACGTTCAAGTTCAAAGATTACTTGGCACTCCTCACCCTCCCGTTCGTGGCGAGACGGGACCGCACGCTTAAGGACGTTCTCAAGGGTCGCATGTCACCCACAGGGGAAAAGTTCATGGAGCACCTGCCCCTCATCATCGATGGCGTCACGTGGGACGTGATGAGTTCGTACGAAATGTTAGAGAGTTTCAATCACGTCACATTTTCCAGGCAGTGGACGCAAAAGGTTTCGGGAAAAGTCATGGGTGACCGCATGCAGGAAGCGCTCGAAGCCGCGGGCGTGCGTTTCGTGTTCAACAAGGAATTAAAACACCTTGAAATGAGCGACGATGGCTACGTGGCCACGTTCTCCGATGATTCGCGTCTCACGGATGACCTCCTCGTCCTGTGCGTGGACCACAGCCCCGCCATTGAGCTCGTGGGTGATAACTGGGGTCCCGATGCCCAGAGACAACTTAGAGACACGACCTATGGGTGCATCAATATCCTCATGGACTACCCCACGGGTGCCCCCGCACTCAAGGATGACCTCGAAATCGCCGTGAACACGCCGTGGAAGCTTCAACCACGGGTGTTATCCGATGGCAAGACCCTGTCGTGTGTGATATGCAACCTCACGGAGGACATCCTGACGACGAATCCAGAGACTCTTAAAACGGGTGTCCTCGAACAACTGGGCGTGCCCGCGCCCGAGACTGAACCACGCGTTGGATGGGGCTCGACGTGGGATGGCGAGCGTTGGCAATTCCATCAAAGTTCGGGGACGTTGAGTTTAGAGGGACAGCTTCCGTTCTATGGTCGATGTCCTCGCGTGGCCTTGTGTGGCATGATGTCCGAACGGGCGACGCCGTACGCCTCCCTCGAAGCCGCGGTGGAAGTCGCGCGTCGTTTCAGTCACGAAACGTACGGCACGCGCACCCCGCTTCAACCATTTCGTTTGTCTAGTTTTTTGATTTTATTACTTATAGTTTTTGTCGTGTTAATAATTAAAAGGAATGCATAGATTTCGTGGAATCATTCATCAACCCATGTACGAACACAACGATAAAAAGTACCTACGCATTCGTGTCCCCCCTGAAGTGGCCCAATACATCACACACATGGAGGCCATGAATGCCTACAAACTTGCCAAAGATGCCTACCTGTACGAGGATTTTTTCAACGACACGCTCGTTGTGAAAGTGCCTTTCCGGTACCGGCGCGTGACGTGTGCAGTGACAGGGAACAAACCCATACAGGAATTGGTCATGGGTGACGTGGTCCAGGTCGAGATTGAATACACTGGCGCGTGGACCGCGGGAAATTATACCGGACACTCGTGGAAAATTAAAAATATTGACACCTAGTAGTATGGTGTCAAACACGGAAAACAACTTCAACAATTTGAACCTGACTCCTGAGCAAAAGAAAAACTACAGGAACAAGTTCGTAAACGCGCGCACGCAGAATGAGAAGGAGCGAGTGATAAGGAATGCGAAGAGTGCATCACGAAAAAATAACAATATCAATGTCATGCAGCGCGTGCAGGGCATGAACAGGCGTGACATACAAGCTGTCGCCGAGGTCGCGAACAACGCGGCGGGTATCGTCGCCAAACTGATTCGCGGGGGGTACGGCAACGACGCCATGGCTGTGCTCGTGTTCGGCTTGACGCGTCTCGTGGGCAGTGACCGCCTTCTTGGGAATGCGATTCGAAGTCTTCCCTACATGCGCCCGTCCACCTCGGCTCGTGGTCCCGTAAACTACGCGTTTAAGATTGCATTGTTTGAGTTGCAAAAATATTTCACAAAGGTTCAAGTGCCGTATTTAGAAATTCGCGAACGCATGCTGGCGACGTATGGTCCCGCCCGTGCGTCGGCTTTTGGTCGACTCATGGACACTGCAGTCCTAATCCTCACGTTCGTGTACCTCGCGGTGCGCATTGGTCGATTTTCGGATGAACTCATGGACGTCGTGCGCCCCTCGCTCAGTGAACTCTACAAGAGAATTCAAGACAAAAAATTAGTGGCAACGGCTATCGGTGGTGTACTCACGTTTTACGTGCAAATGGCACAGCAACAAATGTTATTAAATAGACAAACTATAGGTTTTCTGCTAGAACTCGTGTCTAGAGAATTCATTAAAAGGAAAAATCCGACACAAACCCAGGTGAACGCGGCGATTCAAACCATCAGCGATGCCCTTCAAGGCATGCGCATACAGGGTACGGTGGCGCCACAGCGTGCCATCAACTATGTGCGAGAAAATTCACCTCCCCCTAATGCGAGAGTGCCACCACCCATAGTCACCAGTCCAGGTGGGACACGAATTCCGATGGGAAACTTCGAAACCCCACCCGCGTCTCCGCAACGCATTCGCGCCAGGTCAACGAATGGCAACTTCTACTCGTTCACGCGCAATCAATGGAGCCGACTTTCAAACGTGCAAATGGCGACGTCGCCGCGTAACCCCGTGGTGGTCCTGACTCACGATGGAAAAACAAAGTATGCCCTAAAATCTAACCTCCGCACCACTAGATAAAGTCCCTCGAGACTACTGGTCATTAATAAATTAAAGTTATGTCTCTTTAATTTATGAGTGATGTTGACGAGAAGTGGGTACATCGTGAAAGATGGTCCACTCTCTGAAATAAAAAAAGAGTTGACGGTAAGACCCGAGGTCAATGGAGACTTTGGATTTCCCCCTCCACCTTTTAAAGTTTATCGAAAAGCTAAGAATGGAGTGTGCGTTCCAAGATTCTACGGAGTTGATAAGTTTGGAGCTCCCCGAGAGGACCGCCGCCCCGAACCGGTTCGAACGGGAATCACATTCGCGGGAACCCTCCGAGACACCACGCATCAGAACGCCGCACTTGCTGCAGCTCTCAAAGCAGGTCACGGAGTTCTGTCGCTTCCGTGCGGCTATGGCAAGACCACCGTGGCCTTGGCCATAGCGTGTAAACTGGGATACAGAACCATGATTGTCGTGCACAAGCAGTTTCTCGCGGACCAGTGGAAAGAGCGCATACGACAATTCTGTCCAGGGGCGACCATAGGTGTGGTGCAGCAGAACAAAAAAGAGACGGACGCGGACTTTGTCATCGCCATGCTCCAATCCCTGTCGCTCAAGGAATACGATTACACCGACTTTGACACCATAGGCACACTCATCGTCGACGAGGCCCATCACATCTGTGCCAAAGTGTTTTCACAGAGCCTGTTCCGCATGTGTCCTAAACACGTGTTCGGTCTCTCGGCAACCCCGGAGCGAAAGGATGGGCTCACGAAGGTGCTCCATTGGTTCATGGGTCCAACATTTTTCGCCGTCGAGCGTAAAAACCAGGCCCAGGTGGAGGTGTTCCCCGTCAGGTACGACCATGGATTGTTTAAAAACCCCCCACCGTGTACGAGATTTGGTAAAGTGTCCCTCGTGAACATGATCACCGAACTCGTGGAATCTCGCGATAGGAATAGGATGCTAGTAGAGCTCATCAAAAGAGCGTCGGTGGGCACGAGACAACTCCTCGTTCTGAGCGACCGTAGGCAACACTGCGAGATGCTCCACCAGTGTTTTCCCAAAAATTCGGGTCTGTACATGGGGGGCATGAAGGAGAAAGACTTGCAGGAATCCTCGACGAAGAAAATCATCTTCGCGACGTTTTCACAAGCCCACGAGGGGTTAGACATCCCCACGCTCGACACCGTGATTCTCGCCACCCCAAAGTCGGACATACAACAGAGCATCGGACGTATCATGCGAGAGACCAAGGGAAAGAAGAACAATCCGCACATCTACGACATCAGCGACCAGTGGAGCATGTTGACGGCGATGTGGTACAAACGCCTCAAAGTCTACAAAGCCGGGGGATTTAAAATTCATGGCAAGTGCGAAGACGAGCGCCCAGAATTCCCACAGGGAAAATGTTTATTTATAGTATAACGATGTCTGGGGCATTGATTTCTCTCGTGAGTAAGGGTGCACAGGACGTGTACATCTCCAACGACGAGAGTGACGTGTCCTATTTCCGAATGAAGTACACGAGGCACACGAATTTTTCGCAAGCGCCGAAACACATCGCCACCCTCGACGAGAACACGTGGAATTTTAAGATTCCCTCGGATGGGGACATCATCAACGGTCTCTGGGTCGAGGGTCACGTGGCGGCGAACGTGTTTTTTGAATCCACCATCGACCTGTACGTGGGTGGGCAAAAGGTGGACAGCCAGCCGTTTGAGTACCTCTCTGACATATGGACCATTTATTTGGCGGACACGTACACGAAGAGCACGCAGATTAATAATAAAATTTCAGACACCGACACAAACTTTCTTCCGTTCCACTTCTTTTTCTGCGACCACCGCGCGTTCCTCCCGCTCTGTGCCCTGGCCTATCACGAGGTCGAGGTCAAGGTGAACTTCAAGGCGGCAAACTTCACCGCCTATGGACGCACCGCGCCGCAGCGACGGTTGAAAGTGTACGCGAATTACACCTATCTCGACACGAGGGAGAGAGAGGCGATGATTCAGCGACCCATGGACCTGCTCATCACGCAGGTGCAACATTTCAACACATCACTCAGCGCGGTGAATGACAATCGCACCGAAGAGGGGGGGTACAACGTCATCGACCTCTCGGTGTTAAATCACCCAGTGAAGTCTTTATTTTTTGGATTCCAAGCTCTCAGCGAAGACGAGCAGACCGATAGGTTCACTTTCCTCAACGCGGACATCCAGTTGAATGGCCAACCTTTGCTCGAAAAAATGACGCCGACGTATTTTCACACCGTACAAAACTACATGAAGTCCACGTACGGTGCTTCAAGTTTCCAGAATGAAAATTCAAACCCCTACTACACCAGATTCTTCGTCTATCACTTTGGCCTCAACGCTTCAGAGTACTTCCCCAACGGCACGACAAATTTTTCCAGACTAGACTCAGCGAAGCTCATCCTTCGAGGCACGGAGAAAGGGTCGGCGAGACCGAGTGACCAGGACCTGAAAGTGGTTGCGTTGTCCTATCAGGTGCTTCGAATAAGAGATGGAATGGGTGGAATTTTATTCGGTAGTTAAAGTAGAATATGGTGTTCTTAGGGAGTCGAGGTAAATTCGACCAAGTCACCCTCGTTCGCTTGGACCCCCAACGTCCCACAGAGGACAGCACGGGACAGGTCGAGCAGAACATTTTCACGGGTGACTTGGAAGCGTCCAACGTCTTCACGAGTAACATTGGTATTTCAAACTTGTATCCGACGCACAACTTTGACCTGGGTTCAAACCTGTGGATGAATGTAGAAGGACCGACGACACTCAGTGTGAGAAAATTAGCCCTCTTCGAACAGGCGCTCGTGTCGACGCAATTCGGGGTGAACACGACCGCACCGATTTTTCCATTTCAGGTGAACGACACGACGAAGAGAGTTTTCGTGGACAACGCGGGTCAGGACCTTTTCAACGTCGAAGGAAACGTGTCATGTGAGAACATCATCGTCTCTCAGGGCATATCTGCCGAAGGTGACTTGACGCTCACGGGGAACATCGTCGCGACGAAGATTACCATTCAAGAGGGTTTAGAATTTGGCTCAAACATCGTCATCGATGACGTCGGCGACCCAGTGCTTGGTATCATCGGGAACGTCGATACCACGGGGGACATGACCATCGTTGGAAACCTGTACGTGAATGGAAACGTGTACATCACGGATACGTCCATCTATGCGAGACAGGACAACCTGTCGGTGACCAACGCCATTCTTGAAGTGGGTGCTGGTAACGACACGGGCACGTTCGACACCGCGGTGCTTTTCCACCAAGACCCCTCGAATGTGTTCATTGGCTATTTCCCAGGTATCGGTGGCGAAGAATTGAAGATAGGGCGAACCATCACCGGTCCGGCGGACGAAAACATCGTCGTTCTGGAAGATGCCAACGTGGACGTGCGCGTCTATGGGAACGTGTACACATATCACAACATTGGCGCGGCAAACATTAATCCCGTGCACAATCTAGACGTCGGTGCGAACCTCTGGGTGCACGACACCGCCTCGAATGTGCTTCACGTCACGGGCAACGTCTACATGGACCGCGCGACGTTCGGACATGGCTTTAACTTGGGTGCAAACGTGGTGGTGGATGATTCGGCGTCGAACATTTTCCAAGTCAACGGACGCGCGGCGTTCACGACACTTTTTGCGACTGAACGCATAGGCATAGCGAACACGAACCCCTCGCACACGTTGTGCATTGGGTCAAACATTCACATGCATGAAACCGGGGCGAACCTGGCCGTGTTTCACGGCAACGTGGTGAGCCACAACATCATGACGCAGAATAGATTAGGTGTCAGGGTGTACAGCCCTGATGAACCTTTGCACGTCAACGGCGACGTGCGCTTGGGTGGCAAGAGTGGGGTCGACGCGAACTCGGACACCACCATCAAGTCCACGGGAGGCATCGTCGTGCACGCCGACGACTTTGGGTCGGATAACAGCCTCACACTCAAGTCTGGGTCAGTCTCCGCCAACGTGAGTAGCATAGAGGTGTCGTCCGGGGCCACGGATAGGACAAAGCAATATATTAGATTAAAAACTAAAAATACCGACAGGGTCGTCATCAATGAACGCGGCATGGTCGGCATCGCGAACACCTCACCGTCGGCCAATCTCACCATCGGTGGCAGCGTCCAGGTCGTGGGAAGTAACGTGTTCGACGTGGGCGACGTGTGGGGAACGGACAAGACCACGCTCCGCTCGGTGGTGAACCCCTCCCTCGGATTTACAAATTTGCAAAGTCGCGTGCCGTCGGGGAAAGCATTCAACATTCACGTCAGCTCATCGGCAGCCATGGGTAATCCTAAAATGACCATACTCGAAGCTGGAAGCGTCGGTATCGGGACGTCCACGCCACAACCCCGGGGACTGCAAGTCACTGGAAATGTCTTCATCAATAGCCAAGTCACGGCGAGAAATAATTTTTATCACGAAAGTTGTCCACTCACGGTGACGAATTCAATCTTAGCGAACACGCCGGATAGCATGCAACCCGTGATTCAATTGTGCCGCGATTCGACGGCTCTGTCGAGTTACGGGGCTCGCGCCGCCCTCGCGCTTGGTAAACACGTCGTCGAGGGGAGCACGTCAAAAACGCGCATGGACGTGACTTTAGCGAACGACGACTACGCCGTCTCGAACGTCATCATGACCTTTCTCTCGTCCGGGCTCGTGGGCATCGGGACCCACACACCCCAAAGTAAGTTGGAGGTGCGCGCGTCGGGCTCTGCGAACCCACAGACAAATAGTATTCTCGTGTACAACGCAAATGACATCCCCAATCAGGATGCCATCGTGTGCATGGAAGTCAATGACGACACGAGCGACGCCCTCACGAGTTACAAGGTATCCACCGGAGCCACCACTGGGTGGTCGTCTGGTGGTTCATTTTCGGACAATGGAAAGTATAAAATTGCAAATCACGCCGGAGACCTGAACGAGAACACGCGCATGGTCATCGACAGCGTCGGCAATGTGGGCATCAACGTCGACACGCCGTCGTACAAGCTTCAAGTCGATGGTGATGTGGGCATAGGTAATAAACTTGTTTTTAAAGGTGTCACGGCGGGTGCCGATACCAGTGACCAGTCATTCATTCAGGAAAAAGCCTACGGCACCGAAGGTCGCACGGAGTTGGTGTTGTTCAAGACGGACAACGCCGCAGCTTCCACGGGTCCTGACCAAATTCGACACATCGCGGCGAGACATGTGTTTAACGTGTACAATCCAGTCGAGCTTCCTATCAGTAGCACTGACATTGATAATATATTGTCTGATACCGCCGACATTGAAGCCATCAACTATTTTTCGAAACCCGTCATGAGCGTAGAACGCGAGCGTCGCGTGCTCATCAACTCCGTGGAAGACGACCTCGCCGCGGACACGCGTCTGTACGTCGAAGGGAACATTAAAATCATAGACAATCGCTTTTTAGATTTGGGCAAGATGCACGTCCTCACGGAGACATCCTCTGGTAAAAACGTGCTCAAGACGCTCGAACAGAGTGACCTTTCGGTGCGTTTCGGCGAGACTGGGGATTTCGAACGCGTGCGCTTTTCGAACGATGGCACCAACCTCATCAACGCGGGTTCGAGTGCAATCACGCCCACGCATGCGTTGCACGTCCACGACGACACCGAAGACGACGTCACTCTTTTGAACGTGCAGTCACCCGCGGGTGCGAGCGCGTCCAAGTACACCGCCATACAAGTCACCACGGACAGTGGCTACGGCGCGTTCTTGAGAGCACAGAAGGGTGCGTCGAACAGCGTGGTGCTTGGATACTTGAATAACGGCACACAGGTTGACGGACTCTACGTCGGCGAAGACGGTCGCGTGGGTGTCGGCACGTCCAAACCCGCCGCATCGATTCACGTGTACGATAGTAACATCTTAGTGCACAGCAGTACGTCCAATGCTCTCATGGAATTTAAAACATCCGGTGGGACGTCGAACATTTACATGAACTCGCTGGACAACGACATGTACATGTATCCCGCCGGTGGTAACGTGGTCGTGCAGGGTTCACTCACGGTGCAAGATGACATCGCCTTTGGTGGGCGCATCGAATTCGGTGATGCCGTGGGTATTAACATCTCCACGCCTCAGACGACGTTACACGTCAACGGTGGGACCATCATCAACTCGGACCAGGTATCTCGAAAAACGTACAGCTCTACGTTCAGTGTGCTCGACACCGAGGGGAAAAATATCATCCTCACGTTTGGAAATGGAGCGTTTTACGCGAAAATTACCGCCATTCTGAGATATGCGTCGGATGGTCGGTACTTGAGCACGATGGTCTTGGAAGCCCAGGGTGGGCACACCACGAACACGACGACGTCGGATATTGCAATCGCCATAGGTACGAAGAACATCTTCTCGGGAACGAATCCGTATCCTTGGAGTGACGTGGTCACGTTGACCCCGACGACGATTCAGATGACACCCTACAACGTCACACCCCTGGGGGGTCTTGCGCAGACTGCGTATTACTATGACTTTTTCATCGAACTCACAACGTCTAGGGGGGGTCGTCTTCTAAACGTCAAGGCAAACACCGCGACGAAAGCATCGTACACCTATTAAACAACTTTGCCAGGAGGGTTATGTATCCTCGTGGGAGAGTTTATACTTCACATGCCATCTAAAAGTGCCAAAATAACAACTCCGACGATGAAGAAAAGAATGACGTAATTGCATTCCGTTTCCTCCATCATGGGAACACGTTCTGGGACTCGAACCTTAACCTTTTCTTGAGTGGGGCGCGTCACCACACTTTCCTCAATGGGGCACATACTCAATGCCATCATCTTCCTGTGTTATATTACCTAAAGATTTATTTCTGTCTTCTTCTTTCGTCCACGACGCTTCGGTGCGGCTTTTTCCTGGACATCCACCTCCTTGATGTCCTCGTCCTCCTCCTCCTCCGCTGCAGTGACGATGTCCGAGATGTCATCCGCGTCCTCGACGTCTTCCTGAAGCGTTTGCGGTGGTTCGACATTACTGCTCATTGGCGGCGGTGGGGGCATCATGATGTTACCCATGAGGCTGCTGATGTCGATGCCCGGACCTTGCATCTCGTACGCACCATTCGGGGGCGGTTGCGGCGCGTTCCGCGGTATCGCGTTTTGCACGGCGCTCACCATGCTCTGTTGCAAGCCAGGGTTTTGCTTTAAGACATCTTGTAAGTTTGGAATCGCCGCCTTGAACATGCTGTTCGTGAGGTGAAACATCATCGCAGAACCACCCACCATCATCACGAGTTTGAGTTCCGGTGCGACCTGCATCTTCTGTCCGTATTTCACGTGCAACTCCTCGAACACGCCATCGTAGTCGTCCAAGTTTTCCATGATGCTCTCAGACCAGCCGTCGAGTTGAAGTTCGAAGGGGTTGTACTTTTTGTTGGCCCATTCCAAACCCGTGATGGTCGCCATGAGCGCCTTTCGAGAAAACTTGATGCTCTGGTCGACGTCGATGGTGTACGTCACGCGCTTGTACTCGGTGCGCAACTCCTCGATGGGGCTGTACGCGTTGAGACGCTTGTTCACGTTGAACCCCTTACGTTCGAGTCTCGCCAACTTGTTCAGGATGTCCAACTTTTCGGCATCGATGGAGTCGTATCCCTCAGAAGGCTTTTCCTGCTGGTATTGTGGTTCAGGCGGACCCTCGTCGTAGTCGACGTCGTAGTCCACCTCCTCGTCGTCCATGTATTCCTCAGCCCGCGAAGGCGGTGGGCGCGGGGCTGATTGCTTGTTCGGATTCACGAACGCGTCGATTTCTTCCTGGTGGTATTGTTGTTGCACCACGCGCGGGCGACCGGGTCTCGGCACCCGTCGCGGTTGCGGGGTCGAGATTTGAATCTCGTCCATGAGTCGCTGTTCGCTGTCATCGAGTTTCATGACATTAGTTTCACCTCGGTCCAGTACGATTTCTCCGTCCATCTAATGTATTACTTTAAAAGTAATTGAATTCTTTAACGCACTTTATTTTCTCAAGATACAATATAATGTTTAACCTCAACAAGACCAACCGCCGCGCTCTGACGAGCATCGCCATCCTCATCGTCCTCATCTTCATCGTGATGAGCGTGCGCAGTACGTACGAGCCGATGCCCCTGGTCATCAAGGCGAAGAACGAAAAGAATTTGTTCGACCTTCCGTACGATTTGAAGTGCGTCGCGGGCTCTGGTGTGGAGGGCGAGAGCACCTACTCCATGCGCAAGCCGGGTGGTCTGTGCGGCGCCGAAAAGTTGGTGCGCGAACAAGCGGACTACGAAATTATCTAAACGTACATTAATATAAGAGATGGCTCTGGTCACGTCCAACGCGACGATTCCCGACCTCGACTACGAGTATCACACGATCACCTTGGATAGCGTGGGTCAGGACAGCGCCAACACCTTCACCGCGCACTTACAAAACCCACTGCGTAACGTCGTGCAAGTGCGACTCTTGGGCGCGCACATCCACTCTAACGTAGAAACCGAACACGTGTACCTGTCTATCGATGAATTGGACACGCACTTCAACGACCGCGCCGCCATTCCCGGCACGTCGAACGTGCACACAGGACAGGGGAACATCTCGATCGTGCGAAGCGCCTTCGCGAGCATCATCACCGATGGGAATCAACTCATCACGTTTAAAGATGACTACCCCATCGCAGTGCAGTACATCGACCCAATTCGTCGAATCGACAAGTTGACCGTTCGCATTTTAAATCAACTAGGGACCACCATCAAGAATTCATCAACGAGTGATGGTAATAATTTTTTCGTCCTCCGCTTCGTGTGCAGACGACCGAATCTTTAATTTTTCTCAAGGTAAGGTAAAGTACGATGTCCGCGGGCATCACTCAACTCGTGTGCCTGGGCGCTCAAGATGAATGGATCTCGAGCGAACCAGAAATGAGTCATTTTTCGGCAACCTATCAGCGACACACGCCGTTCGCACAATCCGTGGAAAAGCAGTACATTCAGGGAGCCGTTCGTTCGAATTCGTATTCGTCCATCACGCTCGGGAAGAATGGTGACATGTTGGGCTACACCTTTTTCACCGTGGACGATGGCACCCAGACTCTTGAAATTTCCGACTGGACGCAACTCATCAAAAGCGTGGATTTAGTCGTGGGTGGTCAAGTCATCGACTCACAGAGCTCCTTGTTTTCTCAAAACGTCGCACTGGATATGTTGGCAAAAAACACCACCAAGAGTGCGCTCGGCCCAGGTGGTCGCACGTCGTGGTTCTACCCCCTTCGCTTCTTCTTCTGTGAAGCCCTGGAGAGCGCCCTCCCGGTGTGTGCTCTCGGCTACCAAGACGTCGAGCTGCGCATTCGTTGGGGTCCTCTCGCAGGAAACTACACGTGGGAGTGTCACAGTAATTATTATTTCCTGGGTGAACTCGAACGCAAACAAATCGCCGAACAAACAATCAACATGCTCATCTATCAAATTCAAGAAAGCGAGGCGTCGCACGAACTCACACAGGAGTTAACCTTCAATCACCCCGTGAAGTTCATCGCCAGCGCGAACGCCGTGACCGATACCACGCTCACGACGGCGTCGAACCGCATCAAACTCTCCGTCAACGGCGTGGACTTGTCCGCGTTCAAGTGGGCGAGACCACACTTTTTAGACGTCAGTGCGTATTACCACACGCTCTCGGTGACGTCACCCGATGTGTTCATGCACAGCTTCGCGAACAACACGGCGTCGTTGCAACCTACGGGGACCCTGAACTTCTCTCGCGTCTCGTCGTTTAAAATACATTCCGAGAGCCAGACGCTCATCGATAAAATTTATGCATGTTCCTATAACATTTTCACCATACAAAATGGTATCGGTGCTCTTCGATATGCAAATTAAAATACTAGGTAATATCAAATGGTGAAGAACCTTAATACCGTGGAACGCGGCGAGAAAGTTCGCATTGGTAAAATTCAACCGAGTACTCAGGCTGGGAACACCATCATCGTGAACGCTTCGGACACCATAGTACACGCTCCACACGCGGGGATTTTCGTGTCACCCGTGAGATACGACGCGACGTCTACGACCAACGTTTTGGCGTATAACACCGAGACGAATGAAATCGTAAGCACACAGGTTGTGAGCATCGATAAAAGTCTGCAGTACGTGACCGAAACCGGGAACAGCACGACAGAGGTGGTGCAGTTATTAGGCGGTGCCGTGTTTAGCACTCTCACGGGCTTGGGTGGGAATGTGTACGTCGACGACACTGGGACCACGGGCAACGTCTTCTATGCGAAGGGTAACGTGGTCATCGACGGGAACCTCGTCGCCTACGGCGAGACCACGTTCATTTCGTCCAAGAACATTTCAATCACGGACCCAATCATTGAATTGGGTCAGAATAACGTGAACGATGCGTTGTCGTACGACCTCGGTCTGATTTTGAACAGACCCTCGGAAAACGTGGGTGTGGTGTACATGGAAGATAGAGATGAATTCGTGGTGACGTACACGTCCAACACGGCATCCGATAGATTCATCGAAACCTCGGAGAATCTCATCACGATGAACGTCGTGGGTGATGTCTACTCGAACGCATACTTTGGCGATGGACGCACCCTCACGGGCGTGGCACACAAGGCCCATCTCGAAGATAACGTCACGCGCATCGAAATCTTAGAGACCGATGCGGCGTCCAATGCCATTCGAATGTCCAATCTCGAAACGCAAATGTCCTCCAACGGTATTAGAGTTGGGAACTTAGAATTAAATTTAGCATCAAACGCCGTTCGAGTCGGTACACTCGAATACAATCTCCTCAACAATTCGCAGAGGATTTCCACGCTGTACACCTATCACGCATCGAACGTGATTCGCATTCAAAATTTAGAAAGTAATCTCGCAGAGAACGTGTACGTGCGCATCAGCGACCTCGAGAGCAATCTCGCGGATAACAGCAACAGAATCACCACTCTGAGCGCGCGCCTGGCAGACAATAGTTTCAGGATTTCCGTGAACACCGCAAACATCGCAAACTTGCAAGTGACGTCGTCGAACAATTTTGCAAACATCGCGACCCTGCAAGCCGACGCACTCTCAAATAGCATTCGAGTGAGCACGTTGGAGACCGACCTCTTGAGCAACGCCATCATCCTCACCGATGCGGTGTCAAATCTCGCGGCAAATAGCGCGCGCATTTCCGCCCTCGAAGTCCTGCCCGCCCAGTTGGTGGATAACAGCGCACGCATCGCCGCCCTTGAGGTCGACCCCGTGTTCGAAGGCATCATCACAGGGGATGGGGCGAACATATCCAACCTAACCCTGCAATACATTTCTGACATGGGAAACACGACGTCGAACACGCTTCATCTCACCGGGGACGTCGCCATCAAGACGGATGGTTTCGTAGGCGTGAACATCGAACCCCAATATGAGTTGCACGTGGGTGGAGATGTTCAAGTCACTGGAAATATTAATTCGGAATTCGTAACCCTCAATGGCGAATCGAATCGAATCACGGGAAACACCACGATTCAAGGAAATCTCATCGTTCATGGCGCGACGTCCTATTTGTACTCGGAAAACCTGTTCATCCGTGACCCCATCATTGGTTTAGGGAACAATGGCCTCGCCGACACGGGTATCATCATCGCCGTGCAAAATCCCGCCAACGTCGTGTTTGGCTATCACGCGAGTGCGACGGAATTCATCGTCGCCCATAGCACGAGCAGTGTCGACGGCGTGTCCATCACCCCCGACCCCACGAATCCAATCAACTTTCACGTCTACGGCGACCTCGAAGCCAATACAATCACGACCGTGGCCGACGTGGTCGTCGGCGGGAATCTCGAAGTGCGAGGGAACACCACGTTCTTACAAGTAGATAACCTCGCCGTGGACGATGCGGTGATTAAAATTGCCGCGAACAACACATTGACCACTCTCGATTCTGGTGTGGTCATGCAAAGAGCCGAAGCGAACGTCGCGATGGTGTATCGAGGCGACGAGAATGAATTGATGTTCGCGTACACCAATGACGACGCGTCGGGTCTCGATATCACGCCTCTCACGACGCGACAGATGAACGTTCACGTCTACGGCGCACTCTACGCAGATGAGAGCATTAACGTGAACAGCAACACATACATCACTCAAAGTGGTATGGTCTATGCGAACGTGTACTACGGCGACGGTGGTCTGCTTTCGAACATCACACAGACCCTCGAAGGCATCACAGCCATCGGGAACACCACGCCGTACACGATTGAATTCACGAACACGACCGAAGGCATCAACGCGGTCGCGAACATCGTGACCCAGGGATACTATTTTGGAAATGGAGAATTTCTCGGGGGCATCTCAAATGCATACGTCACACATGATATCATTTCATCAAATTTAGAAACTGCGAGGACGTACATCACGTCCAACGCAGACATTCTGAATCAAAACATTGCATCAAATTTGGAAACTGTGAGAACATATGTCACCTCGAATGTGGACATCCTCAATCAAAACATTGCATCAAATCTCTCCACGACCAGAGATTATATTACTTCCAATGTGAACATATTGAATAATAACATTGCATCAAATTTGGAAACTGTGAGAACATACATCACATCCAATGTGGACATCGTCAATCAAAACATTGCCTCAAATTTGGAAACTGTGAGAACATACATCACATCAAATGTAAATATTTTGAATGAAAATATTGCTTCAAACCTCACGACTGCAAAAGTGTACACGAATGACATCGTCGCATCTAACGTGGACATCCTCAATCAAAACATCGCGTCGAATCTGGAAACTACGAGGACCTACATCACATCCAACGTGGACATCCTCAATCAAAACATTGCCTCAAATTTAGAGACCGCGAGGACGTACATCACGTCCAACGTGGACATCTTGAATCAAAACATCGCGTCGAACTTGGAGACCGCGAGGACCTACATCACATCCAACGTGGACATCTTGAATCAAAACATTGCCTCAAACTTGGAGACCGCGAGGACGTACATCACATCCAATGTGGACATCTTGAATCAAAACATCGCGTCGAACTTGGAGACCGCGAGGACGTACATCACGTCCAACGTGGACATCTTGAATCAAAACATTGCGTCGAACCTCGCGACTGCAAAAGTGTACACGAATGACATCGTGGCATCCAATGTGGACATATTGAATCAAAACATCGCCTCAAACTTGGAGACCGCGAGGACGTATATCACATCCAATGTGGACATATTGAATCAAAACATTGCATCGAACCTCACGACTGCAAAAGTGTACACGAATGACATCGTGGCATCCAATGTGGACATCGTGAATCAAAACATTGCGTCGAACCTCACGACTGCAAAAGTGTACACGAATGACATCGTGGCATCCAACGTGGACATCGTGAATCAAAACATCGCGTCGAATCTGGAAACCACGAGGACGTACATCACATCCAACGTGGACATCGTGAATCAAAACATCGCGTCGAACCTGGAAACCACGAGGACGTACATCACGTCCAACGTGGACATCTTGAATCAAAACATTGCCTCAAACTTGGAGACCGCGAGGACGTACATCACATCCAATGTGGACATTCTCAATCAAAACATTGCGTCGAACCTCACGACTGCAAAAGCGTACACGAATGACATCGTGGCATCCAATGTGGACATCTTGAATCAAACCATTGCCTCAAACCTCACGACTGCAAAAGTGTACACGAATGACACCGTGGCATCCAACGTGGACATTCTGAATCAAAACATCGCGTCGAACCTGGAAACCGCGAGGACGTACATCACGTCCAACGTGGACATCTTGAATCAAAACATTGCCTCAAACCTGGAGACCGCGAGGACGTACATCACATCCAATGTGGACATTCTCAATCAAAACATTGCCTCAAACCTCACGACTGCAAAAGTGTACACGAATGACATCGTGGCATCCAACGTGGACGTCCTCAATCAAAACATCGCATCGAATTTGTTAGTGGCGGAACAATACATCGCCTCAAATTTGGAAACCGCGCGAACATACATCACAAGTAACGTACAAATCTTGAATGATTACATCGCACTTAAATCAAACATCGTAGACCCTCTCTTCACATCTAACATTACCGTGTCCTCGAATGTCACCACGAGTGCGCTCGCCGTGACGACGTTAACCGCGGGACGCGTGCCTTACGTGGGTGCGGCGAGTTTCCTCGTCGACCACGACCATCTGACGTTCACACAAGGCGACCCGAGTGTGTTGAGCGTGGGTGGGGACGTCAACGTGTCCGGGAACCTCTTCGTACAGGGAAGCACGACATTTTTACATACGACGAATACCATCATCAATGACGCCTTGGTGGAATTGGCAAATAATAACACGAGTGATACCTTGGACATGGGGTTCATCATGACTCGTCCGACGTCAAACGTGGGTATTGGTTTCAGAGGGGACGAGAGTGAATTCATGATTGGTTACACCCTCAGTGACCCATCGGGGTCGGACCTCACACCGGACTCGGGCAATGACCTCGCCGTGCACGTCTATGGTAGCTTAGACGTGAACACCACGCTCGCGGTGGACACGGATACCCTTTACGTGGATGCGTCTGAAGATAGAGTAGGGGTGAACACGACAACCCCCGGGGTTGCCCTCGACGTGCGCGGGGACGCCAACGTGGCGGCGCTCTCTGTCCACAGCAATGTCGATGTCGCAACTGATGATTTTTTCGTGGACGTGAACACGAGTCGCGTGGGTCTTGGCACTACGCTGCCGAGTTACACTTTGGACGTTCGAGGTGACTCCAATGCAGCTGCGTATTGGGGTGATGGTGGTTTCCTCTCCAACGTCACGCTCCAAAGAGTGACCAACTTAGGGAACACGACGACGCAAGTCGTGTCGCTGTTAAACACGCATACTGCGTTAACAACAGACCTCACGTCGAATGTTGGGATTAAGCTCGACCAGTTGGCCAACGTGGTGTTGACGGACACTGTAATTGAAGACATGCTCGTCTACGATGGCTCGAATTGGACAAATCAAAAACAGAATCACACGTTTCTACAAGCCAAAGCAGAAGTCGCGCTGAGTAAGGGTGACGTGGTCTACGCGACTGGAACGACTGGGAACGACATTTTCAACGTCCAAAAAGCCGATGCCCGTGACCCTAGTAAAATGCCAGCAATCGGTGTGTTGTATCAAGATTTAGCAATAAATGGCCAGGGTCTCGTCGTGACATTTGGTCGCGCCGATGGCATTGAACTGCCAAACTTTATCACAGGTGAGACGGTATACGTGAGTAACACAACACCTGGTGGACTCTCGAACGTTGCCCCTCATGGCGAGACGAACGGTGTCCCTGATCTCATTCAAAACATAGGTATCATAGTCAAATCACACCCGAACAATGGTATCGTGTCCGTGACTGGTGTCGGTCGTACGAATGCGATTCCAAACGCAAACGTTATTACAGAGACCCCTTCGTACGTGTACACCGATGGCAGTGATAATATAAACACTCTACACAAGATTGCGCCGACGAATTTGTTGACAAAACTTCAAACCCTTCAACAAGTGACCGACACCGGTGCCACGACCACGAACGAGGTGAGCTTTACCAATACGGGAACATGGAGTCTCAAGGCATCTGGGAACATCTACGCGGCGTCGAACGTGACCGCCCTTGAGTACTATGGTGATGGTACCAAACTCACTGGGGTGGCCCTCAAGACAGACCTCACGGATAACGCGGCGCGCATCAGCGTTCTCGAAACCGACGTGGCCACACTCACGACGGACCATCAGGATAACGTAGCGCGCATTGGCGTTCTCGAAACCGACGTGGCGACACTCACGACGGACCTCACGGATAACGTGGCACGCATTGGCGTTCTCGAAACCGATGTGGCCACACTCACGACGGACCACGAGGATAACGTGGCACGCATTGGCGTTCTCGAAACCGATGTGGCGACACTCACGACGGACCATCAGGATAACGTGGCGCGCATTGGCATTCTCGAAACCGATGTGGCCACACTCACGACGGACCACGTGGATAATGTGGCACGCATTGGCGTTCTCGAGACCGATGTGTCCACACTCACGACGGACCACGTGGATAATGTGGCACGCATTGGTGTTCTTGAAACCGACGTGGCCACACTCACGACGGACCATCAGGATAACGTGGTACGCATCGGCGTTCTCGAAACCGACGTGACTACACTCACGACGGACCTCACGGATAATGTGGTACGCATCGGCATTCTTGAAACCGACGTGGCCACACTCACGACGGACCACGAGGATAACGTGGTACGCATCAGCGTTCTCGAAACCGACGTGGCGACACTGACGACGGACCATGGGGATAACGTGGCGCGCATTGGCGTTCTCGAAACCGACGTGGCCACACTCACGACGGACCTCACGGATAACG